ATCGACGGTGACATCGCGGGCTTTGACCTCACCGGAATCCTCGATTCCGAGAGCGAGCGGGAACGCATGGCGGTCCTGTCCTACCTCTTCCGCCGGGTCGAGCGCGTGATCGAAGACCGCAAGCCCACCATCATCGTCATCGACGAGGCATGGAAAGCCCTCGACAACGCCTATTTTGCGGAGCGGCTCAGCAATTGGCTGGTGACCGCCCGCAAGCAGAACGCCGTCGTCGTGATGATGACGCAATATGCCAGCCAGCTCGAGCGCACGCGCACCGGCAAGACCATCGTGGAAGCGGTGCCGACGCAGGTGCTCTTGCCCAACATTCGTGCTTCCGCCGCTGACTACGCGATGCTCGGCCTGACCGAGAAAGAGCTCGACGTGCTTCTAGGCGTCGGCTCGGCCTCGCGGCTCGCGCTTGTACGCGACGACCGTGGTTCCGTCGTGATCGATGCCGATCTCAGCGCGCTCGGCCCCCTCGTGACCATCCTTGGCGGAATGGAGAAGGGCGAAGCGCTTGTCGGCGCTGATTATCGCGAACGTCCTGATTTCTGGAGAGTGACATGACCCGTACCATCATTCGCAGCGTCGTGCTGCTCGGGCTCGGCCTGACCCTGACAGCCTGTGCGCAGTATAACCCCCCGCAAGCCAACTGCTTCAATTTTCGCGAGGCTCCTGCGCAGGTGGGAACCGCCACCGCCACGATCTCGACCATGGGGGCGGAGGTCACGCGCCGCGACACGGCCTGCGATTTCGTGATGCTGGGGGCGGGCGGCTGAACTAATGCGGACCAAGCTTCCCCTCTCGATGATTGGCCTTGTGCTGGTGGTTCCCTATGCAGGGACTGCCGCAGCGCAAGGCGTGCCGACTTTCGATCTGCGCCTGTTCGCGGAGCGGCAGGCGATCGTTCAGCAGACCGATCGCGACCTGGCGCTGCAGCAGGACCGGCTGACACGCGAGGAGGAGCTGGCCGAGATCGAGCGCCGCGACATCCAGCGCCAAGCCGCGCAGGTTTCAAAATCAATCACCGGCGGTTATGGCTCCTACCGCCAAACCCAACAAATGGACAGTATCGCCGAGCAATTCGACCTCTATTTGGACGGGACGGGTCGTGAGCTTGGCCGCAAGCTGATCCCGCCAGTTGTCCACGCCTACGAACAATTGGATGCTGCTGCAAAAGGGTCTGTTGCCGAGCAAATTGCAGCGTTTGAACAACTCATTGCGGTGTTCAGAACAGCCGCAGAGGGGGCCAATGGCATCACTCAATCCGAAGATGAGACCCTGAAAACGCTGATTGAACAACTGGCAAATCTGCGCAGTGTGGACATTCAAGACAGTGGCCTTGAGACCCTCAAAGGTGGCTGGGAGCAATATTATCAAAGCCGCATGGCCTCTGAGGAGAACCTCGCCAGCCTGCGTGCATCAGAGCTGGAACAGCAGGCCAGCATTTATGGCCTCTATGCCCGGACCCGCGCTGAAAGCGATGCCGCCGTCTCATCGGCACAGGATCAAATCAACACTTTGCGCGACCAAGCTTCTCTGCAAGAGATCATCGCCCGCTTTGGAGCTGACAGCTATGAGGCGACGGTTTTGCGCACCATGCAAGAGCGTTTGGCCTATGCGGAAACACTGCAGTCCAAAGACGTGAGCGAAGGCCTCAAAGAGCAACTCATGGCCGCATGGGATGCGGCAAACGGCCTCTCGAGTGTTGATACTGCAGCGCAGCTCGGGCTGGCCGCCCAACAAGCCAGCAACATCGCCAACGAGTTGGCCCGTGCCGTGGACAATGCGATTTCCCTCTCCAATCAAGGCGTCGGGGCGGCCAATCGTGCACGGATCAACTATGAATTCCGCGACGATCCAATTGGCCGTGCCGGTGCCTTGGCACGTGCAGACTTTGATGCCCGCACCGAACTACCTGAAGGGGCAGACAGCACGCTCGTCAACACGGTGGAAAAAGAGCGCCGCGAGTTTGTCAGCGCGCAGGTTGAGGCGGCCCGCTACAATGAGCAATTGCGGGTATGGCGCGAGGCGCAAACCGCCGCTGCCCGCAAAAGCGCAAGTGGCGCAGGCGCTGTTGCCAAAGCGACAGAACAACAGCGCAAAGCCGTCACAGACCTCATTGCAGGCTTGCAAGACGAGATCGCCATTTTGCAGACAAGCGATCCGGTTCAAAAAGAACTGCTGCGCAATCGCGAGGCCTTAATCGGCGCGACCGAAGCGGAACGTCAAACCATCGCAAGCCTGATTGCACAGCGCGATCAAGAGACCCACGCCGTCGAGCAGCAGGCCGCGACATGGGCCGAATTGCGCAGCACGGCCTATGGTGCGTTTCAGGATTTGCGCTCCAGCGGCGGTGATTTGGAGCAAACACTTGCCAATCTTGCAGACCGACTTGCAGACATGGTTTTTCAGGCTGCGCTCCTGGGCGAAGGGCCTTTGGCAAACTTATTTGGCGGCGCTCAAGGCGGCGGCTTGATCGGCGCACTTGTGACAGCCGTCGCCCCAAACCTTGCTCCAACACCTGTCGCCGTTCCGGCCCATGCTGAAGGCGGGATGATCTACGGCAAAGGCGGTCCGAAATCCGATCAAGTCCTGATGTATGGCTCGAATGGCGAGTTCATGATGAACGCCAAAGCGACCGCCAAGAACCGCCACTTGCTAGAACTGCTCAATTCTGGCGGGAGTGTCCCCCGCTTTGCCGCAGGTGGTGCAATGGACGGCAGCGCGACTTCGTATGCACCGCAGATCAACATCATGCCGGTCAACAACAGCTCCGTCCCGCTCAATATGGAGGTCGAAGAGACCACCGGTCCACGCGGGCAGCGGCAGCACAAACTGGTGCTGTCTGACGCCGTGGCGACAGGCATGTCGGGCGGTGCCGCCAAACGGCAAATGAAGACCCTGTATGGGGCGCGGCAAAAGGGGATCGGACGCGGATGACCCTGACTTGGCCCGATACACTTCCAAACCCTGAGCGCAACACGTGGCAGTCGCAGCCGCAGGATGCGCGGAAAAAGCGTCAAGCGGATACTGGCCCGACTGGCTACGGCGCGCGCTTCTCCGCATGGTCCACGAATGTGAGCCTGTCCGTGGTGCTGACGCGCGATGAAAAGGCGATCTTCGACACTTTCTACCGCGTCGACTGCGCGGCGGGCACCCGTCTGTTTTACATGCCAGACCCGACCACCGACGGCTGGCAAATGCTGACCTCTGACGGCCAGCCCCTGTTGATGGCCGATGGCACGCCGCTGCTCCTCTCTGCGCGGTGGCTCTGTTCTTTTGGCGATCAAGTGCCGGTTGAGAGCATCGTCGGGCAGGTCCAATTCCGCAAAACCTTCAATGTGGTGGTGTACCCATGAGACGGATTTCACTCAACGCCCGCATGGCAACGGATGCGGTCTCGACCGATCAAATCGAAGTGCTGCTATTTGAGATCACCCACCCGGACTTGGACGCACCGATCCGGTTGTCGACTGACAACGCCGATCTGATTGAGGTGGTGGAGACCGCGCAAATCCGGGGCACCCGCTCGACTTGGCGCGGGGCCGACCCCGTCACCGAGCCGTTCCTCTGGGTCGTGGCCTCGGCCATCCTGCCCTCTGACAGCCAAGACGATCCGGGCGAGGCACAGCTGGTGTTGGATGTACTGGATGCCGCTTACGCCGAGCTGCTGCTCTCGTTTGTCGATCTCGCAACGATCCACATTGGCATGGTCATGGCCTCTACGCCGGACGTGATTGAGGACGAGGTGCTCGACCTCAACCTGACCGTCGCAAATATCACCGACACCGAGGTCGGCCTGACCCTGTCACGCCAAGAGATCGAGCTTGAATATTATCCACCGGGTCGCATGACCCGCACCAAGTTTCCGGGGCTGCATCAATGAAGGAAGATTTGGAACAAAACGACCACAAGAATGCTGATCGTGGCACGCGATGTTTGGCGATCAACATGGCTAAGGTTGTTGAGGAAGCACTTTCGGCTTCAAAGGCACGGAAAGCTGAGAGTTTACCAGTTCAAAGAGGTCAAGAGTGATGCGGTTCACGCTGGGCATTATCTCTCCCACTTCGGGCGGAATGTGTATGGGGCGGTTTTCTCGTGCTTGCCACATCATGTCTTCTAACGACGCCCGCATTGGGCCACTGGCCACGGCCATTTCTGCGAGAACGGCAGAAAGCATGATGCGGTGGACATGGTTCTCCGCTTCCAGTTCAGCAATTCGGGCTTCAAGGTCGTTGGCTTCCAAGGCGGCGGTCCTCCAATTCATTGGAATCATCTTCGAACACGTTAGCAAACCCAACCACACTGCTACAGAGGGGCTGCATCAATGAGCTGGTCAAACAAATTCATCGGCATTCCGCAACAGGACCACGGTCGCGCCCGCGCGGGTGCGGATTGCTGGGGTCTCGCATGCATCATCTATCAAGAGGAGTTGGGCATCACCCTGCCGGACTATCTCAGCTACAGCTCCCCGGATGAATGTGGCGAGGTCTCCGCGATCATCGAAGGCGAAAAGTCCAGCCCGCTTTGGCTGCCGGTCAGTGGTCCGGCCATCGCCTTTGACATCGCCGTTTTTAAACTCGGCCGCTTTTCATCTCATGTTGGGATCGTGGTGCGTCACGGCGTCATGATCCACATGTTTGGCGAGGATCAAAGCAAGATCGAGCGCTATGATCGCGGCACATGGAGCCACCGCTTTGAGGGTCATTGGCGGCACCAAAATATGGCGGGTGCCCCGGCCCTTAAACACCCCGCTAAAGGGGCTGTTGAACGCCCTGTTCAAATCATCTCGGAGGCCCCGAGATGAGCCGCGACCTCTCCCATATCCCGGTCCTTGCAGCTCCGAATTGGAACTCTGACGCCGAGCGGATCAAGATCGACGTGCCACATGGGTTGAGCGTCGATGAGATCGTGCGGATGACGCTGCCGGGGGCCACTGCCGCTGAGCTGATGCTTGTTCGCGTGGCCTTGGTG